AGAAAAAGCAGAATAATCTAAATAGTCTTTAGCAGCTTGAAGTGCATTCTCGTTCCAATCAGCGTTAATATTATCAATAGCATATTGAGCTGCATCAGCGGGGTACTTTTCATATATCAATTGATCATAAAGTCCCTGCTGAGAAAAAGCAGAATAATCTAAATAGTCTTTAGCAGCTTGAAGTGCATTTGAAGACTCAAGCGATACATCGTTAGAAGTTGATGGTTCCACTGATGAATCAGAAGAAATGGATGGATTGCTACTTTCTTCTAATGTAACTGATGTAGAAGTTGATGAGTATTGTGATTCGCTTAAACTAGAATATTCAGTATCGGAGATATTTTCCGATGTGGATGACTCGGTTTGGCTTTTAACAGTATTATCATCTCCACCACTTAATGCACCACCAACGATGAATACAACCAGAACCACAAGAATCCAAAACCAAACTCTTTTATAAAAAGGCTTTTTCTCCTTCATTACGTAAGTTTTTCCATCTTCCCCTGTAACTTTTTTCTTCCCCATTTTTTCCTCCAAAAATTAAATGATTTACTCCCACTTAATGGCAGGTAGTGATAGTCGCCAAAAATTAAATTTTTTATAAAAATTTATTTACAACATCAATAATTTGGCTTGAATAGTTATAGATATCTATTGGTTCGTTTAATTCATAAACTGTATGATTTTCATCATTCAGCTCAATTTTCATTCCGTTTGTATTAAATCGGACACGTAAAATCCATTTTCTTATATTATCATCTAACAAAATATTGAAATAACTTCTATTGTCACGATAGAATAATCGATCCAAAGGAATCTTATCTTTTAAGACTACTTTACAAATAGTATAAGCTTCTAATTCTTCAGGGGTCGTAACAATTTCACTATCTGTTTCATCTGTAGTATTAGATTCTGATTTAGTTTCATTGTCCTCAACAGTAACGGATGTCTTTAAAGCAGCACTCAGTTTATCATTTACTCTTTCAGCAATAAATTGGTTTAGCCCTTTTTTTATAATAGGTTTAAATTTTTCAACGGTTTGTTTAGTTTTCATACCATCATAAATTTCAGTAAGTAAATATTTTACGAAATCTTCAGTTGGATCATTGAGTTCAGAAGAAAGATAATTTTTTAATGAACTTAAATATTTAAGCTCAGCTGCAGAGCTCGTAATTTTGTCTACATCAAAATTATCTTTGTGAAATTTAGCTAATTCTGGGATTTGGCTGTCTTTAATTTTAGTAATATTAACAGTCAAAAATGGAGTAAGATCCATTTTATTTGGTTCATCTAAATCAGTAAAAAATTTATACTCTTCTCCGTTAGTTAGTATTCCAAATTTCGATACCGTAGTGCCAAAATATCTGAATAATTGAGAATCATGTTTTGTTAGTTGCTCATTAATTGATTTTGCTTCTATAAGTATTGTTGGCTTACCTTCAAGAACAATCGCATAATCAACTTTTTCTCCTTTTTTAATTCCAACATCTGCAGTAAATTCTGGAACGAATTCGGTAGGGTTGAATAAATCATAGCCTAATGCTGCAAAAAAGGGCATAATCAGAGAAGTTTTAGTAGCTTCTTCTGTTCCGATACTATCTTTTAATTCAACGACTCGTTTTCCTAATTGTTTTAATGTATCTTGAAATTTTTCTAACTCCATAGTTTTCCTCCGGGATTTTTTTCACTCCCACTTAGGGCAGGAAGTAGTAGCCGCCAATTAAATTAAAAATCTATACATACTTTCAGGAAGCCCATACAAATTTGTTAATTCCTCAACTTTTCTAGGGTATTGATCGTTGTCTTCTTTATAAAGAGAAACAATGAGATTAGCAGCAAAGCAATTAGCTTCGCTTTCTGATTTGCTTCTAGAATTTCTTGTAGAGACGTAATAACTTGATAATCCTTTGTGGAAAATGGCATGACCAAGCTCATGGGCGCAAATATAAAAACGCTCTTCTGATTCTTTCAATTCGTGGCTTAAGAGAATGACGGATCTCCCTAATAACTCTTGAAATTGTCCTTTCGGGTTATTCATAAATGGCACGTACTTAATTTGAATGCTCATTTGTTCACAAATGATAAAAGGATTAGCAGAATTATATTTCTGCTTTAATTTACCAGCTAGATTTATTACGTCTCTCTCCATAAAAATCACTTCTCTTTGTTTTTATCTTCTTTTCTAAATTCCCAGAACAAACCAGTTAAAATATCTTTAACACGCTGTCTCTCTTCATCTGTTAAAGTTTCACCGCCATAAGCCATATCTACGTTTGAATCAAGTATTTTATCGAGTTCAATCAAATCATCTTTATCTGCCCAATCCGGAGTTTGATTTCGACCTAATAAATAATCAGTTGTGACATTAAAATAATCAGCAAGTGCTGTTAGGGTTTCTCTGTCGGGGCTTCGTTCCCCACGTTCATAACCAGAAATTGAAACTTTAGATACATGGATAATATCACCTAATTGTTGTTGGGTTAATTTCTTACTTTTTCTTAATTCTTTTAATCTGGTTCCAAAGTCCATGTTAACACCTCGTTTCTATTATGATTTTATCGTTAACAAACGGTTAACACAAGGAATACAAAAAAAGTTAACTAATTGTGTAATTTTTTATTGACAATTAACAAATAGTTAATTAAAATATAGTTAACTTGAAGTTAACAAAAGGAGGAACTTAAATGGTGCTAAAAAATCTAGAAAAAATTAGAAAGGAAAACGGCAAAACTTTTCAAGATGTAGCTGATAAAGCTGGTCTAACTAAAGAATTTTACTGGATGATCGAGAAAGGAAAAAGAAAACTTTCCTATGAAAATGCAGTCAAAATCGCTATGGTGTTTAATAAAGAACCAGACGATATTTTTTTAGAGACAGAGTTAACTAAAACGGAACTAAACTAAATGATGAGGAGATGATTCTAATGACACGACAAGAAAAAATAAACATCGTACTTGATGTTAGACCTAGACTAGTTCACATCATCAAGTGTGCTACAGATGATCAACTTGATCGTTTAGTTGAAGAAGTTCAAAAAGAGCTTGAACGTGAACTAGACGAAGCAGCTTTCGTTTGATTCTTTAAATTAATAGTATAAAAAAATTGCTCGTATTGATATACGGGCGAATAAGAATATGAGGTGTTTAAACTGTTAAAAAAATCAAGTGTTATTCGAGAATCGTTAGTCGAAGTAATTAATAAGAGTGGTGAGACCAAAAAGGAAATAGCAAGACAAATCAACGTCTCTCAACAGTCATTAAGCGATTGGACAACATTGCTTAATACGAAGCCCGTGACGTTGGAAAATGCTCAGGCGTTAACGGATCATTTTAGAGATTCAGATTTCACTCTTCAAGTGATTCATGAGTTCTTTGGTTTATTTAAATCAATAGATGGTGATATTTATAGAAGAGATCCATCTTCATTAGACAAGTTGCAAATGATTGAATCAGATGAGCGGAAACAGAAGAAGCAAGAAGTAGAAAAAATTCTTCTTAAACAAGTAAATTACTTAACTGTTGATGATCGTCAACAAATCATTGCATATGCTTATGAATTTTTAGATGAAATCATGGTGGAAGTAACACTAATAAGTGCATTATGCGAAATACTTGGAATCGATATTCGCAAGCTTAGTGAGGAACGGCTGTCGTACTGGGTAGCACAAGGATATATGAAAGGATGATGGAAATGGAAACATTGGAAAATATTTTTCCAAAAAAAGTTGTCTTGAAGCGCAACAATAAAAGAAACATTGAAAAATTAACATACTCAGTTACTGAAGCGGCATTAGCTATAACAACAAATCCTCAAAATGTTAAAGATTTAATTGAGATGGGATACATCGGTTTTTTGAAACTCGGTGAAATTAGAATTCCTAAAACTGAAGTCGCTCGATTTTTAGAGAATCATATGAATGAAGATCTTGCTAGCGAAATTGCTAAATATAGAGAGGAGAGAAAGAAATGAAAACTGTATTTAAAATGACTGTCAAGAGCGCTTTGCTTATGAGTCTAGTAGCAATCGTACTGGCAAGTATTAATCCGGCATATGCACTTATTTATTGGGGAACCTTAGTAGCGGTTACTGCTGTAAGAGAAAGTTTCAAAATGCCAACACAAAAAAGACCGACCAGCGACGGCAATCGCTAATCGGCAACATAACAAAATATCTTATCTGTATTTTAGCATGAAAGGAAGGCTAAAACAATGAATGATTTTGGACAAGCACTGGATCAATATTTAACGACTCCTGAATGGGGCAACCCACATCAAGAGGAGGAAGACGATGAGTAAATCTACCTTAGAAATGAGCCGTCAAGAATGGCTTGAAGACCGCAAGAAAGGCATCGGAGGTTCTGATGTCGGAACGATTTTAGGATTGAATAAGTGGAAATCACCTTATCAACTCTGGCTAGAAAAAACAGGACAAGTCGTACTTGAAGAATCAGAAAATGAACCAGCTTATTGGGGCAATGTCTTAGAAGAAGTTGTTGCTAAAGAGTTTCAGGAACGAACAGGCAAAAAAGTACGCAGAAGAAACCAAGTGTTTGAACATCCATTGCATCCGTTTCTAAGAGCGAATATTGATCGTGATGTAGTGGGAGAAAATGCCATTCTGGAATGCAAAACAGCCAATCAATTTCTCGGCAAAGAGTGGGAAGGTGAAGAAGTACCACTTAGCTATCTCTGCCAGGTTCAACATTATATGAATGTTTTGAACAAAGATTATTGTTATATCGCTGTGTTGATTGGCGGACAAAGATTCATTTGGAAGCGAATTGCGAGAGATCAAGAATTAATCGATACAATCACTGAACAATTAGTAGAGTTTTGGGAAACGAACGTTCTTGGAGGCATCGAGCCAATTATTGATGGTAGTCAAGCGACTGCTGACTTCTTAAAAGAAAAATATGCAGATGTAGAAGAAAATCAAACAGCTCTACCATCACGTTTTGATGAACTTATCGAGCAAAAAAGAGAACTCAAGCGGACGAAAAAAGAAATTGAGTCAGCTATTCGTCAAGTAGACAACGAGATTATCAGCGAGCTAGGAAAACGTGAGGCAAGTATCGGCATTACACAAAGGAACATCATCAGCTGGAAACTTGTTAGTACTAAACGCATGAACACGAAGAAACTAGCAGAGAAGTATCCAGATATCGCAAGTGATGAAGAAATCTATAGCATTACTGAATCTAGAAGATTGACAGAAAAGGAGATCAAATAATGAATAAATGCCCAAGGTGCGGGAGTGAACTTCGAGAAACATCATGGAATTATTGTACGATTTGTGGATTACCACTGAAGGAGGAAAAAAACAATGGCAACAAATGAAACGTTAAAAAACCAATTGGCAGAAAAGCCACAGAAACAAGTTGCACCAGGACAGTTAGGGCTTAAAGCTCTAATGAATACACCAACAATGAGAAAGAAATTCGAAGAAGTACTTCATGACAATGCTAATGCTTTTATGTCGAATGTTATGACTCTTGTATCTAATGATAGTTATCTTGCAGATAGTGAACCAATGTCTATCATGAGTGGTGCGTTAACTGCTGCAACATTAAATCTTGGGCTAGATAAGAATTTAGGTTATGCATATTTAGTTCCATTCAATAGTAAAAACAAGCAAACAGGAAAATGGGAAAAGAAAGCTCAATTCATGCTTGGCTATAAAGGATATATCCAATTAGCCCAACGATCAGGTAAATACAAAGCATTAAATGTGATTGAAGTTTACGAAGGAGAACTAAAAAGCTGGAACCGACTGACAGAAGAGTTTGAGTTTGATCCAAATGGTAGAACGTCTGATGAAGTCATTGGATATGTTGGCTATTTTGAATTACTGAATGGATTCAAGAAAACTGTCTATTGGACCAAACAAGAAATTGAAGCTCATCGAATTGCTAACAATAAAGATCGAGATAAGACAAAGTTAAGTGGTGTGTGGGCATCTGATTACAATGCAATGGCACGAAAAACTGTTTTGAGAAATCTTCTTTCTAAATGGGGGATCTTGTCCATCGAAATGCAAGAAGCCACCACATCGGATGAGAGAGTCCAAAGAGTTCAAGAAGATGGCAGCATTATTGCTGAAACAGAAGTTGAAGAAGATATTCCTGAAAGAAAAGAAGCAGAGGTTATTTCTGAAGAAAATGAAGATGTACAAACTGGATTATTCGATGCATCAAATCCGCCGTTAAACAAATAATGAGGGAGTTTTCTCCCTCAAATTACTAGAACGAAAGGAGGGACTCAATTGGATTACATCGGACAGCTTAATGCTTTTGACAATTGGCTTGAATATAACGAGCTTGGCGCTGGTCCCCAACTGCTTTGGTATAAGCTAATGGCTATAGCAAACAAAAGTGGATGGCAGAGCGAATTATCGATTGCCAATACAAGGCTACAAGCAATGACTAAAACGTCTGAAAAAACATTGATTAACAATCGTAATCAATTGATCCAAAACGGACTCCTTCAATATAAAAAGAGAGGTCGTACAAAAGCTGGAGTTTATATTCTTTCTGATCTAACTGGAAATTTTACAGTAAAAACTACAGTAGATAATACGGTAGAAAACTCCGCTACTGGAAATATTCCAGTAGATAGTAAAGTAAATCCGAAAGTAAATAGGGAAGTAAATCCTTCAGTAGATTCTACAGTAAATCCTTCAGCTTATATAAACAATACAAAACAAAACAAAACAAATAAAGAAGATGATGATATAGGCGTGTATGAGTTCATCCAAAAAAACTGGGGGAAATCACCTACTGGACTTTTGCAAGGAGCATTAGGACCGATGATTAAAACTTGGGGAGCAGATATGATTCTCTTTGCTTTTAAATTAGCTTTCGAAAACAACGTTGAGATGCCAGGATTGAAAAAATATGTTGAAGCGATATTAAATTCATGGAGTAATCAAGGAATTAAGACAATGGAATCAGCGGAAAAAGCCCAAGAAGCTTTTAAAAACAAGAAAAAACAAAACTATCTTCCTAAACGTCAAAACAATGTACGGCGTGAAAAGTTGCCTGATTGGGTCAACAAACCTCAAGAAGAAAAGACGCTAGATCCTGATAAAAAAGCAGAATTAGAAGCCCGCTTTGCTGCTTATCAGGCTAAGAAGGAGGCGCTTCTTGAGAATGAATAAATATCGTAATCGAAAAACTATCCATCGAGGTATCAAGTTCGATTCTATCGCAGAAGCAGAGTACTACGATCTAGCCTTGTGGCAAGCGGAAGCGAATGGCTGGAAAGTGAAACTTCAGGAACGATTTGAGCTGATGCCGAAATTTGAACTAGACGGAAAGAAGTATCGCAAGATCGAGTATATTCCCGACTTTACATTTTATAAAAACGGCAAGCTTGTCAAAGTCATAGATGTTAAAGGGATGCAGACAAAAGACTTTAAGATCAAGGCAAAATTGTTTTGTCATAAATATCAAGTGCCGTTGATTTTAGCTAAAAAATATCGGAATACGTTCAAGGAAGAGCGTTTTTAACGAGGTGGTCCATCATGACAACAGAAGAAGTGATTCAAATGCGTATTCGAAGCATTCAACGTGAAATTGACGAACTGGAGCGGACAAAGGCAGTAATGGTCAATGAAACGGCGAGGAAGGCAATCGATTTGCATGTAGAGAATTTAAGAAGGGAAATCCATCGATTGGAGGAATGAGCGTGGATAAGAAAGCAGCAATGAAAAGAATTGCTGAATTAACCAAGTCAGAATCTTGGCAAGAAGACAAAGAAATAGTTGCAGAAGTCCAAAAGCTCGGTAAATCAATGTGGATTGAAAAGCCTAAACGGAAAACGCCGAGAAAAATTGCAATCTGGCATGGTGATCGAATTCTAGTAACAGGTACTGCTGAACAGTTATCTGAAATTACTGGATTAAGCAAAAACATTATCTGGGATAGAGCTAGGAGCTTATGGATTGATTCAAAAGGACGACAGTTTAGGTATGTGGAGGAGAAATAATGAACGAACTAATCACAAAAGTAGAGAAGTGGGCAAAAGATAAGGGATTGGATCATGCGGATCCAAAAGCACAGTTTTTGAAAGTAGCTGAGGAATTCGGGGAAATCGCTTCAGCAATGGCAAGAAGTAATGATGAGCTATTTAAAGATAGCGTAGGAGACGTAATCGTCACTCTGATTATCCTTTCCATGCAAAAAGGGACAAATGTACAAGAGTGTTTAGAAATGGCGTACAACGAAATCAAAGGACGCACAGGGAAGATGGTAGATGGTGTGTTCGTGAAGTCGAGTGATTTGGAGGATGTGAAATGAAATACGAAATACCACTAAGTGAAGCGGGCATTCAAGCAATTATCAATGGTCGGGAGGTTAACATAGAACTTCCTGATGGTACTGAATTAGTCATCAGACAAAGTTATTTGAAAGATATGGCAGCTCCAGTATTAATTGATCGTTTTAACGTGACTGATTCTGTGGTAGAGAACCACTTAAAAGAATTTCGATCAAGTATAGACAACACTTTCAGATTAGGGAGTTGATTGACAATGAACAACAGGCACCGCAGAATAACAAAACTAAGAAAACAGGAACTGAATGTACTAAAGACAAAGTTTGAAAAAGAATATGGAATTTCAGCAGAAGAAGTATATAAAGTTTTAAGTCAGTGTGTTGCTGATGCGAGTGAGGCTATTCGAAAGTTTGGAATTTCGATACTAGATATTAAATGGGAGGATACAGAATGAAGATTTATGTAGTAAAGTTTGGAAATCAATTTTACAGAAGTGATGAACGTTCTATAGGGGCTAACACATTATCCATTGTAGACATACTCCAAAGTGCAAGATGGTTTGATAATCTCGAAGAAGCTAACCAAGTTTCACGACGACTTGGTGGATTAACGCAAGTATATGAACTGGTCACTGTCGATCATGAGGAGGTAGAGTAATGAAACTAAAAGACGGATTTTACGCTAGTAGTCATGGTATCGGCGGTTTAATGCTAGATATGCCGACAAAGAACCCTAAAACACGTAAGAAACCAAAAGTCAAAGTCGGTGACATGGTTCGCTGCGAAGCAGAAGGGTTCATCTATCCATTTCGTGGATATGTAGAACACGTCTATAATCACTCAGCAATCATTCATATTGAAAACACGATGGAATGTGACAAGTGGTTAGCGAAAAGCAAAGAGAATTTAGCTGTAGCGAGATTGGTGGATATTGAACTAATCAATGACAAATAAAAAAGCCGGATCGCTCCGACTGATGTAATAAATCCGACAAGTTTATTATATCACATAAAAGGAGCGGTTTGACTTGATGCAATTGTTACGAGAGGTAGACTTCAAACAGACAAGATGTAATGCGAGAGATGTGCTGAAGAACTTTCGGCGTTTGGAGCGGATGGCAGGTCGCTCTTTGATAGATATTAAGTCGCCGATTATTACGGATATGCCGAAGGCGCCGAAGCACGGCAATAAGGCAGAGGACGCGATCATTCAGATGATGGATATAGAAGCGGAGAGAGACGCAATACTAGTGGCTTTGATGGCTCTTAGTCTGATTAGTCGTCAGATACTCTACTACAGTTTCTGTGTGCCAGATAGCTTCTCAAACTACAGGATTAGCCGTGAAGTGGGTTATTCAGAAAGAAGCATACAAAGGATGAAGTCGGAAGCTCTGATAGAGTTTGCAGAAGCGTATAGACATGGGAAAATAATTGCTTACAAATAATTTGGCGGTTTTTTGGCGGAATGATGGCGTTTTTTAGCCATTTACCAGTGTTATTATGATAGTGTCGAAAGATTAGGGAACAGGACTTCGACAAAATAAAATGTAAGTGAGGAAATCTCCCTCATCGTTTAATTAAGCTTCGATAGACAGCAGCAAATAAGCTAAAGGATGTGGGGTTCAGCTCCTACAGTTAGTTCATGTGTTGCTGTCTATTAATTGCAACTCTTTCGGTTTTATTGAGTATTTACTCAACTTAAAAAAACTGTTGTTTGTAGATGTAAGCTGTGCCTATTTATACATAGTAAAAAATGATATAATAAAAATATTACGAAAGGGGTGAGAGTGCATGGAAGACAAAATGTATTTAAGACAAAATGTTTTCACAAAAAAAGATATTGAAAATCAAATTAATGGATTTATACAGAAATTAGAAAATGCAAATTCTTATTTGATAAATAAGGAACTAAATAAAGCTTATGACCAGTGGAAAGAAGTATATGATGAGTTGAAATTGATTCAAAATGAAACAAAATTAGTACGAACGGAGAAAAAGAATGAAAATAGTTTCTTTTTTGATGGATATGCTATATTGATGTTGGAAACTGTAGCAAAACAAAATATAAAAGCTCCCAAAAAAGAACTATCTGACAATATTGATAACGCATTAGCCGAGTTAAGGTATTACGTTATGCAAATAAAAGATGTTAGGATCACTCGTTGAGTGGTCTTTTTATTTTACATAAAGGAGGTAACAACAATGTATAGACCACAATACTTAGAACAGAAGTATGAAGTAATCACTGTGCAAAATGGTAACGGTGAGATAGTACGAAAGTATAGAAGACCAATAAAGAGCGATACATATAAACGAAAGGAAAACAACGAAGTTATTCCATTGTATGGCAAAAGAATAGCTAAACATTAAATAAGATTGCAAAAGGAGACGGAACATGACCGAGGAATTCTATAGATGGCTATTACAGTTGATAAGAGAAGATCGTTTGGTTAAGTTCTATCAGTCTCCTAAATGGCGCAGGCTTAGAGAGAAAGCGATGAAACGAGATCACTATGAATGCCAAGAGTGTAGAAGACTAGGTAAGTATCATAGAGTAGAGAACGTTCATCATATAAAGGAAGTCAAGGATAGACCTGACTTAGCTTTAGATTTAGATAATCTTATTTGTTTATGTGTTGAACATCATAATGAAGTTCATGGCAGATATCTTACAGCATTGGATAAACAAGAGAAGAAGATAGAAAGCTTTGCTAACTTCGATGCAAGTGAAAGGTGGTAAGTGCATGGTCATCAATGACAATGGCAGAGAGTATGACACAGAGAAGATTGAAGAGTATTCATCTTATACTCAGGGATTAATTAAACGTTTGATATACGTTCGCTATGTAGGTATCAGAGATCTGTTATCAGATAACTGCTGTAGCAAATACAAAGTGAATCAAGTAAGAGAAGCGTTGAATAAAGATAATAACGTTGAAAGAATAAAAAATGTTTTTGGATATAGCATTGAAGAGATTAATTACTACATTGACTTCGCTGAAGCTTTCATTCCGATGGTGAGATAACCCCCCCTTAAAATAAATCGCAAATTTTTTGGGGGTGATGAAACGGAGGGGGCTGTCAGGAAAAGAGATTTTTTCGAACTTTATCATGAAAGGAGGGCTAAAATGTTTAAAAACGAATTGTCTCAAAATCGCTACAGAGAAAAATTACGCCGCTCTTTAATAAGCCAATTGGAAAGTCAAAAAACAAATATTGAGCCATTCTTAGATAATGTTGATCGTTATATCAGTTTATGGGAAACGGCGATATCACTGGAAGAAGATATATCCGAGAACGGCATTAGATTGGAGAGTGGTAAAAAGAATGAATCAGTAGCGTTGCTTGTTTCTGTCAACAAACAAATGGGATTGATGTTGGATAAACTTGCCATTACTCCTGAATTGGTAGGTGAAGCAAATGAATCAATTCCTGAGTTATAAGCATATTGAAAATTGGTTCAAAGCTATAGAAGAAGGCACTATCAAGGTATGCAAAGAGCAATTATTGCTAAAAAATTATCTAGAAGAAAGAGTCTTTACTAGAGAAGATATTTACTTCGATAAGCAGATGGTAGAGGATTCAATCAATATACCAGCACAATACTTTCCATTCGAATTAATTCCGTGGGAAAAATTTCTACAATGTTTTATTTATGGTGTTCGATGGAAAAAAGATAAAACACTAGTGTTCAATAGATATCTTTCATTAATGGGACGTGGTAATGGTAAAACTGGTTTTGCTTCTTGGAACAACTTCTTTCTACTAACCGCTAAACACGGTATTAAAAATTATGATATTGATATCTATGCCAATAATGAAAGCCAAGCAAAGACTAGTTTTGATGATGTATTTAAAGTAATTAAAGATCATCCTGATTTAGATAAAAAAGTATTTAAAGCTACGAAGGAAGTTATTCAAAATATCGCTACAAACAGCAAACTTCGTTATAACACGGCAAATGCTAGAACAAAAGATGGGAAGCGACCAGGTGCAAACCGCTTTGATGAAATTCACGAAAATGAAGATTATTCAATGATAAATGTGGCTACTTCTGGTGGTGGTAAAATTCGAGATTATAGAGAATTTTATGATACAACTAATGGCCATGTTCGTGGTGGTCCGCTTGATGACATTATAGAAGAATCAAAAATGATTCTTTCTGGAGAACTTGGAATTGACAAGGATGGAGCAGAATTTTCTAGTTTGTTTCCATTTATTTGTCGCTTGGATAACGATAATGAAGTTGATGATCCCGACATGTGGGAAAAAGCTTGTCCAACTATTAATTACAATGCAGATTTAAAACGGAAAATGTTTCAAGAATACTCTCAAATGCAACGTAATGCTGGTTTAAGACTTACGTTCATGACAAAACGAATGAACAGACCTATGGAAGATACACGATTTGCTGTTGCTTCATATGATGATGTTCTGCATACGAAAGAAAAAGAATTTCCTGAAAAAATGGATGAAGTGATAGGAACAGTCGATTTTGCTGATAGACGAGATTTTGCCAGCGTTGGGTTGCTAGGAAAATATGATAAAGATGTTTATTTTACACAACATACTTTTATCCACGAATCAGCCCTTCGATTACAAAACATCAAACGAGAGGTTATAGATATTTCTATAGATCAAGGTAAATCACAGATTGTTCATGGAAAAAATATAGAAGCTGATTATATTGTAGGTTGGTTTCTTGAAATGAGTAACAAATATTACATTAAAAAAATCGCTATGGATATGTACCGTGCAAAAATATTGAAGCCCGCTTTAGAAGAAGCAGGTTTTACTGTGGAAATTGTTCGAAGCGGATCTGTTACACATGGTATGTTAAAAGATCTGGTTGATGACCTTTTTATTAATCAACGTTTATTTTTTGGTGACGATGCGATTATGCGTTGGTATTGCATGAATGTATATGAAGAGCATATTTCTAATGGAAATATACGCTATGAAAAAATAGAACCTGAAACTAGAAAAACGGATGGCTTTTTTTCATTCCTTCATGGTTTGAATTTTTTAGATGATATTTATGATTCTGCTCCTGTAACAGTCACAAATAGCTCAGTAGAAAATACAGGAACTGGATTTACTCCTCTAGTATTCTAACTTGAAAGGAGGTGAGAAAGTGGGGATTTTTCAAAAGGCGGTAGGATACTTCACAAAAAAAGCAACAGTTCCTTTAGAAGAATATTTTTGTAAATTGCAAGTTGATTTTGTGTATCGAAAATTTGCAATTGAAACTTGTATTGATTTGATTGCAAATGCGATGAGCAAAGCGGAATTCAAGTCATATGAAGATGGAAAAAATAAAAAGAATGATCTTTACTATAGGCTGAATGTAGCTCCTAATAAGAAAAATAATGCAACAGAATTTAGAAAAAAACTGATTAGGAGATTAATATTCTACAATGAAGTATTGATCGTTTCTCCATCTAATAATTCTAGCGAAATATTTATTGCGGATAGTTGGGATGTCACAGAATATGCATTGAAAGATGATGTGTTTTCTCAAGTGCAAATTAACAACATAGTCCTTGATAGAGAATTTCTAGAAAGTGATGTTATCTATATAAAATACGCAGATCAACAAATTAGGCAACTAGTCGATGCGTATTATCAAGCGTATGGTAAACTCATTTCTAGTGCCATGAATGTTTACAAGCGTTCTAACGCTCGTAGATACGTACTGAAAGGGAATTTATTCCGATCGCAAGACAATACAACACAAGATCAAATCAATAAAATGATGACATCACAATTTAAGGCTTTTATGGAAGCTGATAATGCAGGTGCGGTATTTCAATTACAAAATGAGTACACATTAGAAGATTTCAGCGGAAACTTTCAAAGCAATTCAAGAGATATAAAAAACTTAATAGACGACATCTTTGAGATGACAGCAGCAGCGTTTCACGTTCCGAAAAATCTACTAAAGGGAGACATGAGTGGGTTATCGGATCAAGTGGACGCTTTTTTAATGTTCGAAATCATTCCAATTGCTGAACTTATTCAGGATGCGTTTAACGCTAGTCTTTATGAAGCAGAAGAATACTTGTCAGGGAATTTTGTACGTGTGGATACAACTATGATCAAGATTACTAGCTTCAAAGATTTGGTTGACGCTATTGATGTAGGCATTAGAAATGGGGTATTTACAATCAACGAAGGAAGAGAACGCGTTGGAAATGATCGCTCTGATAAGGCGATGGCAGATGAAATATTTATAACTAAAAACAACCAACAAGTATCGAAAGGAGGTGAGGCGAATGACGACAATGAAAACATTTCTAGCAGTAAAGAATGAAGGCACAGTACCGCAAATTTTTATTCAGGGATTTATTGGTTCTAGTTGGTTCTTTGAAGGGAATACTGACAAGGGAATCAAAAATATTTTGGATAGTCTAGGTGATCAAGAAGAAATTGAAGTAGTGATTAATTCAAACGGTGGAGACGTATTTCAAGGGATTGCCATTGGGAACTTACTTAAGTCAAATAAAGCAAAAGTTAACGTTGTGATTAACGGCTTAGCCGCTAGTGCTGCTTCAATTATCGCAATGGCTGGCGATACTATAAAAATCTACAACAATGCACAATTGATGATTCACCGCGCTTCCACATACGGAGAAGGAAATGTCGATGATTTCCGCACGATTGCTGATCAATTGGAATCAATTGATAAATCGGTAAAGGCTTCATATAAAACACGATTCAACGGTACAGATGAAGCATTGCAAGAACTTCTTGAAAAAGAATCGTTTATGGATGCAGAAACAGCTTTGAGTTATGGATTGGTCGATGAAATTATCGATGCAGAAAATAGCGCAGGTACTGAAGCTAATAAAGAACAAAGCGTTGAAGAAATTTTGAATGACGTTGAAGAAAAAAGAGCAGAAAAAATCGCTGCATTTACAGCAGCATTAAATAAAACATTTGGACAAGGAGATGCAAAATAATGACAGTTAAAAATTTAAAAGGTGTAACAGCTGCAAGCGACCAATTGATGAAAGCTTTTAAAGATGGTAACGAAGAATCTTTTAGCGCAGCTATGGTAAGTTTATCTAAGGAAATTCAGGATAAAATTTTAGAAGAAGCAACAGCAAAAAATCAAGATCAATTAGTATTAATGAACCGTGGTCAGCGTGTACTAACTACACAAGAAACAAAATTCTATAACGAAGTAGTGAATAACGAAGGTTTTGCAGGAGTTGAAGAATTAGTACCAGCTACTGTATTTGAACGCGTATTTGAAGATCTAGAACAATCTCATCCACTATTGCAAAAAATTACTTTTGTTAACACAACCGGTGTAACAGAATGGATTGTGTCACGTGGAGTCAATCCAGCATGGTGGGGTAAACTTTGCGAAGCTGTTAAAAAAGTTTTAGATAATGGCTTTGACGTAATTAACATGAAGCAGTTCAAGCTATCAGGTTATATTCCTGTATGTAAGGCAATGCTTGACTTAGGTCCAGTATGGTTAGATCGTTATGTCCGTACTGTTTTAGTAGAATCATTGAGAATTGCATTAGAACAAGCAATTGTTGATGGTACTGGTAAAGATATGCCAGTCGGAATGATGCGTGACATGAGCAAACAAACTAGCGGAGAATATGCTGAAAAAACAGCAGAACCTATTACAGCTTTAGATGCTGCAACTATGGGCGGTCTGATGGCACGACTATCAAAATTCAATATCGAAGGTGTAGATGATCCTATTTATCGTAATGTGAATCCTTCTGATGTGGTCCTAATTGTGAATCCAACTGATTACTGGTCTAAAGTTTTCCCAGCTAAAACCGTACTAACTGCTAATGGAGAATATGTACAAGTATTGCCAGTACCAGTTTCAGACTTGCAGTCAACAGCTGTGCCAGAAGGAAAAGCAGTTATTGGGGTAGCTTCAGATTACTTTATGGGTGTAGGATCTACGCTAAAAATTGAAGCTTCAGATGAATACCATTTTGTTGAAGACGAACGCATTTATCTAGCTAAACAATATGCAAACGGACAACCTAAACGTAATGATAGTTTCATTGTATTAGATATTAGCGCTTTGGGAACTACTACTACAACTACAAAACCAACAACCACAACAACTACAACACAAGCGTAGGTGATCAGAATGAAGTATATTCTTTGTCAGCCGGCAATCAATCGGTTTAAATGGGAGCTTGAAGTTTGTTTAACTAATCTGAAGAAACTAGGAATCAAAGATATCGTATTGCTTTTCAGCAGACACGATGATCAGATTCCTATTTTTTTTGAGAAGGAATATGGCGTTGAAGTTCATGTGTACGATGATCTGCGGGACGACAAAGAGTATATTCCTTCGATTAAACCATATTTATGGTGGAAATATTTAGAAGAAGATCATTCGCGTGAGGACGACCGATATTTCTATATCGATTCGGATGTCATTTTCAATAAAAGAATTAATTTGCGCAAATTGCCTTCTAAAGATGATGTTTGGTATTGTAGCGACTGCTGTAGTTATCTAAGCCTTGATTATATTAGAAGCTGTGAAAACGGAGAAAAGATTCTAAAAGATATGGCAAACATTGTAAATGTTACAGTAGAATCTTTGGAAACTATAAACACTAATTCAGGAGGCGCACAGTGGGTTATTAACCGTCCTAAAGCGAATTATTGGAAAAAGGTTTATCTAGATTCTAATCGGCTATATCGCTACCTTAGAGGGCAAAAAACAAATATACAAATCTGGACAGCCGAGATGTGGGCACAGCTTTGGAACATGATGTATTTCAATATTGGTCCTAAAGTTCACGAGGAATTAGACTTTTGTTTTGCTACTGACCCAATAGAAAAAGTTAAAGAAGTAAAAATCTTGCATAATGCTGGAGTAACAACAAATGATGAAGATTTATTTTTCAAAGGGAGATATGTGACTTCCACGCCTTTTGATGAAGATTTATCATTTGTAAACAAGAAAAAATGCTCTTACGCATATGCTAAAGCAATTAAGGCGGTGGTTAGATGACGCCTGAACAAGTGACTGAAGAATTGCTAACAGCTGTGAAGGATAATATTTACGTTACCTGGAACGAAGAAGACGAGTCAATTAAAAAGATGATAGCTAAAAATGCCGTTTATCTTCAAAGTAAAGTGAGTACAACTCTTTCTTTTTCTCCTGAAAGCTTAGAATACGGATTGATAATCGAAAGATGTAGATACGACTGGAATCGTGCTTTAGATGAGTTTGAACAAAATTTCGCTAGTGAGTTATTAGGTTTCATTCAACATTATGCGCTACAAGAATATATTGCAGGTGATGGGAATGGCGAATAATCGTAGACTCGAAGAAACGTTCAACGATGGATGGTTAAAGGTTTTGACGCAAACCACAAAAAGAAATGAATTAGGAAAAAAGATTGGTGTAGAAGATACAGAAATCACTTCTTTAAAATTTAGAAATCTTTCCATGAGAGATAGCGATATAACAGCTATGGATGCGATGGGATCGAAATTAACTAAGAAAGTAAAGACTCCATTTCATCCAATCGCCAAGAAATTTAATAAAGATCAATATTTTATCGTAATCAATAGTATGCGTTACAACGTTATCTATGCCGATTACGATAATTTTTATATCTATTTTTATCTTGAAAGTGTGGGTGAATATGGTGATTGATAATTCTAAAGAAAAAGAACGTTTAAATAAGCAAATTTCTGCTATCAAAACTTCCTTAGAAGAACATTTTAAGCTAAAACTCTTTCAAGACTCTGTTGGCGAGGATGAGCTACCTGATGATTTTAATTACTTCATTCTCGAACCAGGAGAAATAGAAATGATCACTGAACCAAAATATAGCGTGGGTCAAAATCTATATCTAACTTTCTATTCAGAAAATAGAGAAGATTTAACAGGAGATTCACTAGATATTATTTCATTGATTCAAAATCGTTCGATTCGTTTTCAGAGAATGGATCCCAACCATTTAAAACTAGAGAATCAAGATCGCTATATCGATCAATTGGTATTTACGTTTAGACGATTATTGAAGAGTGATTGTCATGGCTAAAAATAGTTGGGAGCTAAAAATAAATGGACATGATGAACTTCTTGTGCGGATGGAACGCTATTCAAGCGAGAGCGAACGACTGATTAACGAAGCATTGAAATCAAAAGGTTCAGATATTGCAGTGGATAGGATTACGGAAAAAATTCCTGTTTCTGAAGCAGATTTAAGAAGAGGGCACCAACACGCAAAAAATAGTCGTCCACTAAAGACTCAATATATTAATTTAGGTTTCATCATTAGACCTACAAGAAAATTTGAGTATTTAAAATATCCTGATTTGGGGATAGGCACTTCTAAAAGAAATCAGCCAGACGAATTCATGAGAAGAGGATTAGGTCTTGCACTTGATCCAATTACAGAACTTCTGATTCGTCAATTCGATAAATTAAATAAATAGGAGGAACAACAATGGCTAAAACAACAACTGTAGTAACAACGTTCGATAACGTGAGTATCAAACGAATTGCTTTTAATTTTAAGAACGCAGAAAATGCAATCGCAACAGATTGTAACGGACAATTAGATGGCGAAACAGAAATGCAAACGGTGGTTAAAAAATGTGGAGCGACAGAAGTAAAATCAAAATCTAAACCAATCAATATGACGGTAACAATTACTGCGCATGTACCAATGGAAGTTTATCGACGTTTCAATGGATTGAGACAAGATGAGCGTATTAAACCAGGTATTTACTCTTACGGTCCTGATTCCGTAGGCGAAGATTTCTCACTTGCTGCAGAGATCGTGGATGACTTCGAAGAAAATAGCAAGTTAGTTGGTATGTTAGCATGCACTTCGAATACAGGATTAACATTCTCTATTGAAAATGGTGCGGATGAAGTAGCTGCGTTAGAACTAGAAACAAAAGTTATGCAAGATGAATTTGGTAAATTTTATCATGAAGCAATTGTTGCAGAACTTGAAGAAGACTTAACAGATCAATGGATGACGAATCTATCTGCTGATGTGATTAAAAAGAGTTCAACAACCACTACTACAACGACACGAGCTTAAATATAAAACGGAGGTAGCAAAATGAACGAAGATTACTCAAAAATTGAACTAAACGATGGAACAATTTTGAATTTAGAACCTAAACTGAATATCAAGAAATTATTGATGATCAATAGAGATTTTAACACAGACGAGTTTGCAAAAATGACTGTGGGAAAAGGATCCATGGATATTTCTGTTATTCAAGGTGCAAAGGCTGTGTATATTGCTTACCGCCAAGCGAACATGACTGATTATATTTCATTCGATGAATTTATCGATAAATGGGATTTTGATATGGCTACTGCCAGCTATATTTATCAATTGATGATGTTCAAACAAGCACGCGATGCTTATCAAAAAGAATTTGAAAAAGCAAATAAGGAAAAAAAGCTTCAAAAGTAAAAATGCCAAAGCTCTTAGTTGAAACGTGGGTCGATGTCTATTCGATGTTGACCGACGTTTTTTCTATGCCTTCAGATTTGGTTTTAAGCGATATCTGTTTAGATGACATTTTGCAAATGGCTTACAACAAGAGTGCTTATGAAGGATGGAAAAACTATGCAATAAACCAATCTCAGAAAAACTAAAGAAAGGAGGTAAAAAATGGCTAAAAAGAGAACAGAAGCAGAAGTAACATTCATAGCTAACGATGACGGATTGAAATCTACGTTAAAAGAAATCAATGCTGAATTAACTAAAAATAGAGCAGAATTAAAACTAGAACAAGCTCAATTACAACAGACTGGTTCTGAATCAGACAAGTTAGGAAGTAAATTATCTTCTTTAGAAAAGCAGTATGAATTACAAAGTCAAAAAGTTGAAGTAACTAGCCAACGTTTAGCCAATGCCAAAAAATATTATGGAGAAAATTCCACCGAAGTTCAGAAACTTGAGAGAGAACTGATTAACCAACAAACAGCGCAACAACGTTTGTCAAACGAAATTGATAAAACGAGTAATGCACTAGCTCAAGCAAAAGGCGAAATACAGACGTACGAGTCTACAATGCAACAGTTGGATAGTGAACAAAAAAATGTTCAAGCTAGTGCTTCTCTGATTGAATCCGAATACAAAAAATGGCAAGCAACTGCTGGTCAATCAGCTTCTGAATCCGAGAAATTAGCGAAAGCCCAAGAATATGTTTCTCAACAATCTGAAAATGCGGAGAAAACGATAGATATCCTAAGACGACAGTTAGAAGCTACACAGTCTGAATTTGGCGCTACATCCACAGAAGCAATGCAGATGGAAGCGAAGCTTAATGATGCTGAACGTGAATTTGAAGAGTTAGGACAAGCTGCTAAAAATGTAGATACAACTAACTTGGACGATATCGGAAGCAAAATAGATATGAATAATTTAATGGAAGCTTCTGACGTTTTAAGCGACATTGGCGATAAGCTTACAGAATTAGGGAAACAAGCAGTGGACTCTGCTAACAGTGTAGGTAGTTCCCAGAGTAAGATACAAGCTAATTTTGGTTTGACTAAACAAGAGGCTGAAGAATTAACGAATGTAGCCAGAGACATTTATTATAAAGGGTTTGGAGAATCGTTAGATCAGTCCACAGATGCATTGATTTTGGTAAAGCGTAATTTAGGCGATTTAAATAATCAAGATTTACAAAATATCACGGAACAAGCTATGGTCCTAGAAAACACTATGGGCGCTGATATGGATGAAACGTTACGTGGTGTAAATGGCTTAATGGTCAATTTCGGCTTGAGCGCTCAAGATGCAATGGATTTAATGGTTTCGGGTACTCAAAACGGTTTAGATAAAACGCACGAATTAGGCGACAATATGGCAGAATATAGCCAATTATGGAGTCAAATGGGATATTCAGCTGATGAAACGTTCGGAATGCTTCAAAATGGTTTAGATGCGGGTGCTTATAACCTTGATAAAGTCAATGACTTAGTTAAGGAAATGGGAATATCGTTAACAGATGGTCGATTTGAGCAAAATATGGATATGTTTAGTGAAAGTACTAGAAAAGCTTTTGAAGAGTGGAAAAATGGCGGAGGAACACAAAAAGACGTTATTAATTCCATGATTCAAGATTTTAGCAATATGGATGGTCAATACGACCAATTAAATAAAGCTTCGACAATTTGGTCTGCGCTTGGCGAAGATAATGCGATGAAAGTTGTCCAATCTTTAACTGATGTTAACCATACATTTGATGATGTTGGTGGATCTGCACAAAAAATGAATGAAGATTCTACTACTCCGTTGCAAGAGTTGAACGGGAAAATAGCTGAATTAAAGGATTCATTAGCTCCTATAGGCAACACAATCATAGATGCACTCGAACCAGTAATTGATTTTCTAGGAAAGATGGCTGATGCGTTTAATAATCTTCCACAACCAGTACAGGATTATGCCGTAGCAATTGGCGGATTGACTGCTGCATTTACTTTATTAATGCCAATAATAGTTGGCTTCATGGCTCTAGGTGGTCCTACTACATTAATAATAGGAGCAGTTATTACTGCTATTGCTGGAGTTATAGCAATTATAAAAAACTGGGGTGCAATTACTGACTGGTTTAAGGGAATATGGAGTAAATTCACTGATTGGTTGGGTGGTACTTGGGAAAGTATAAAAGAAGGTGCCTCATCAGTTTGGGATGGAGTTAAAGAAACCTGGTCTGGATTTGTAGATTGGGTTCAAGATATTTGGCAAGGAGTTTCAGATTGGTTTGGAGAGCTATGGAGCGGATTAGTTGAAGGAGCTTCCAACATCTGGCAAGGAGTCCAAGAAACTTGGCAAACATTCGTTGATTGGGTTTCAAATATTTGGAACGGAGTCAAAGAAGTATGGTCGATTATTTGGGCAGACATTGTAGGAATTGTTCAAATACCATGGACATTAATAACGTCATTGATTCAAGCTGGTATTAATATTATCGTGGGTATTTTTGATGTAGCTGGACAGTTATTAGGCACAGCTTGGCAAGCTGTTTGGACACCTATTTCTGATTTCCTTAAAAATATTTGGGATACTATGACACAATGGATAAGCATCGCTTGGAACGGAATTGTAACTACATTCCATACTATATTTGATCCAGTAGTGGCATGGTGGAATGGTATATGGACATCTATTAGTACTACGGCTTCAAATATTTGGAATTCAATTAGTGCAACAGCTTCTAGTATTTGGAACAGTATCAAGAATACAATCACTAGCTTGGTACAAGCAGCTGCTACAGTAATTCAAAATATTTGGTCAACTGTATCTAGTTGGTTAGGTGGAATTTGGAATTCAATCAGCTCTACAGCATCAAATATCTGGAATAGTGTGACTAGTAGTATAAGCAATGCTATAAACGCAGCTAAAAGTGCCATTCAAAGTGTTTGGAATAGTATATCTTCGTGGATCAGCGGAATTTGGAACGGTATCAAAAACACTGCTTTGAATCTTTGGAATGGAATTACAAGCACTATTAGCTCTAAAGTAAACGATGGAAAAAATGCAATTTCAAGCGGTTGGTCCAATCTAACAGGTATTGTTTCCGACATATTCAATAATGTTAAAAGTACAATTGCTAACATTTGGGAAGGTATCAAAAAGACTGTTAGCGCTCCGATTGATTGGATTAGAGATAAAATCAGTGGCATCTTTGATAATCTGAATATTTCGATACCACATATTCCGTTACCACATTTTAAATTGAGTGGGGAATTCAATCCATTGAAGGGAAAAATCCCAACGTTGGGTGTTGATTGGTATGCGAAAGGTAGTGTGTTTAATTCTCCGAATATTATCGGTGTCGGTGAAGCAGGACCTGAAGCAGTTTTACCTTTGAAAAGATCTGTGCTGCAAGAAATTGGTGATCGTATCTTGAGTAGCACATCAGTTTCATCTAGGGCACAAACGATTCAACCTGTGAACAACTACGAATTCAATTTCACAATTGATGGTAACGCAGATGAAGTTACTATGAAGCAAACAACTCAACAAATCATTGATAGCATTACAAAAGTTCAAAATGATAATGCTTCGGCATGGCGTTAAACAGGAGAGTATTTCTCCTGTTTTTTTAGTATTAAAAAGGATGTGAAAAAATGACTGATTGTATACATTCTATAATCGATGGATTTCCTGATTATTTGCATAAATTGGCTTTAGCTGAAAGACCAACCATACCTTCTCCAAAAAGGCAGAGAGTTGAAACTTCTGTTTTAGGAAGGTTAGGTGGCTTAGTACAAGATTACTCGTTTGAAGACATGTCGTTTACATTGCACTATAACTATTTAGAGGATGTGGAAGACCATCAAGCGTTCAAGCAATCGTTTTATATCATGCGTCATTGGTTAAATTATGCAAAGAAATTAGAATTCTCTGATGATCCCAACGTCTATTATGTTATCCAGACTATCGATATTGGGGATGCAGAAAACGATATCGTTGAATGGGGAGAGTTCGATGTGAATATCACTGCGAAACCATTCGCAAGAGTTCAAGAAGACGTACCAATAACCGTAGATAAACCACAGTCATTTAACTTGCTGAATAATAGTTTAGAAGAAAGTTTTCCAAAGATTATCATCACTCCTTCAGCTACTTCATGCCAGTTCATCTTAAATGATTATGTGTTTAGTTTCGAAGGCTTAGTAGTAGGAACTGACGTAGTCATTGATAGTGATTTGATGCTTTGCTACGAAGAGCAATCGGACGGAGATATTTTAGATCGGTCCAACAAAATGAAGACCATGCAATATCCGACATTGCAAGTGGATATTAATCATTTTAATTGCACTGGTTTGAGCAAAATACAAATTTATCGTAATGGGTTAAGGTAGGTGAAATAGATGATCGATAATTTAATAACTATTTACGATAAAAATGACGCGAATAATTTAACTGAACATTTATATGATACACAAGGGTTAGGTGCTTTATCAGACTGGTTAACAGCTACTGTTAGCAATAAACTAAACGGAGCCGAGATATTTCAGGGTACTTATCCAATAAGCGGAACTAATGCAGATTTGATTGTAGAAGGACATATAATTCAGTGTTATGTAGATGAAAATCGAGCAAAACAACGTCTACGGATTTATTATGCAAAGACTTCTGTAATAGGAAATACGATAGAAGTAAAAGCTGAACCTATTTTCAATGATATAAGAAAATCGGTGTTGAATAAATATGACAGCGGAACAGAAAAGATCACTGCTACTCAGGCATGGCAAAACGCAAAAACTTTAGCGAAACCAGCTATTCCTTCGCAGTTTTCTTTCTCATCGTTAGTAGATACGCTTGCTAATGTGAAGATAGAAAAGGCGAATTTTTTAGAATTCTTTGGTGGAAAAGAGGGATCTATTCTAGATCGATTTCATGGGGAATTTCTAAAAGATAATAACACATTACGTCATGAAAAAAGGCTAGGTACGGATCATAAAATCAAAGCGATTTATACTAAAAACTTAACTGGTCTTGACTTAGAGATAGATGCTCAAAGTACTTTAGTTGGAGTTTATCCATTCATTAGCAGTTCTTCAGAAGGAGAAGACGAGATCACTCTACCAGAAGAAGTGATTTTCACGGATTATGTGGATGATTATCCTGCTGGATATGTTTCTTTTGTTGATTTTAAAGACAAAGCGACTGATGTAGCCACATTAAGGGAAGCTGCTAAAGACTGGTTGAAAACAAACATAGATAAACAAAAACCACAAGTGAGTGGTTCGATTGAATTAGTACCATTGAGACATCAAAGAGGTTATGAAAAATTTGTTGATCTGGAGAAAGTTTCGATGGGTGACGGAGTAGATGTGTATCATCCACAGTTAAAAGTGAATATGTCAGCAAGAATTGTGGAATATACATTTAATGTTTTAACTAACTCATACGATAAATTAGTTGTAGGAAACGTCAAAACAAACTTCTTAGAAAATACAGAGAATAATGTCAGCAATTTGATTAATGACGCCATTGATCAATTGAAAAATGGTGGCGGAATCAGTGATTTAATCAATGATATTGTAGATCATCAAACTGATATAATTACTGGCCAAGATGGTGGGTATGTTTTATTAGATCCTAAAGAAGCACCTAGTCGTATTTTGATTATGGACACGCCAGATAAGAATACTGCACGGAACGTTTTGCAAATCAACAACGCTGGTATTGGTTTCTCTAAAACTGGTATTAATGGAACGTATGACACCGCATGGACGTTAGATGGCGGATTCAATGCCTCGTTTATTACAGCTGGTGAGATAGTAGGGATTACTATTAGAGGTACTACATTAATTAGTGATGGCACTGATTATAGAACAAGTATTGCTAATGGCAAAATGACTTGGTATTCAAAAAAAGTTAACAAAGATATTATGGAGCTAGAAGCACGTGATTATGTAAGTGCTGATGCCGGTATTGTATCATACACCATGAAAACTGGTGGTGGTTTCATGATTAGAAATCCACAGGGAAATTTGGTTTTTAGTACGTGGGATAATGGTAATAACAAACCGTTTTTATCTTTTGGTGCGCCCAATTTCAGATATAGCAATGCTAGTTATATAACTGATGGCGATGGTAGTTCTTTAAGCATTAATGGTAGTGCGGGTAGTTCATGGGAGTTTAAAGTAGCTGGTAGGACTATGAAATTTACTAGTGACGGTATGCTAACTTTGCCAGGTTGTTTTTTTGGTTCATGGGAAGATGGGAAAATTGCTAGGTTTGAACAATCAACGGTGCAAGTATATAAAGATTTTACTGTTAGAGGTACTAAAAACTCAACCGTACCGACAGAACATTATGGACAACGACTATTGAACGCTTATGAAACTCCAGAATATTATTTCGCTGATTATGGGGAAGCCGTTACAGGTGATGATGGTAAAGTTCGTGTTGATATTGACCCCATGTTTGCTGAGACAGTAAATCTAAGTCGGTATATGACACATGTGACACCTACAGAGCTAGTTTTGTGCGCAGTTACTCACGAAGATATTGACCATTTCATCATTGAAACTAGTAAGCCAAACGTATTAGTTAGATGGAATTTAGTGGCACACCGTCTAGGGTATGAAGATATTAGATTAAAAGAGGATACAGCATATGATAGCACAGTGCTTGACCAAAAACGTTTTTAAAACGAAGACAAGGAGGTATATAAATGGCTAGCAGTTTATATAATTTGGCTTTAGACTTCAGCAAAGAATTAAACTACACCAAAGCTATTATGGCTCGTCAAGGTGATAAAGGGATTACGGTGACTGTTAAACCGTTTCTAAATGGCTTGCAGATGGATACGAGTGGCGGAACATTTACTTTAAAAGGAACAACACCATCTAACCGTTATGTAGATAGTGTTGCAACTAATGTAACTAGTGAAGAAGTCACGTTTTCTCTTGACGGCACATTTATGAGTGAAGCAGGATATTATAAACACTGCTATGTAGAATATAGAAAAGACAATCAAATTTTAACAACGCAAGATATCATTTTTTTCTCACTAGGAGTGTCTGACATTTCGCAAGGCCAAGCCGATGAATATGTTTCGCAATTAGAAGAATTGATTCGAAAGTATAACGAAACTTTTGATGCTTTTATGGCTGAAATTAAAGGTAGAGTGGATAGCTTAAATAAACAGATTACTGATTTAACTGGTCAAGCTAAAACGCTACAAGACAAGTTAGATGCTCTGAAAGAAGAAATTTCTAAATTAGGTAACTTGCAAGTGATGTACAGTAACAGCATCGACTTCGGGGGCCATGATTATTCGGGAAGACCTAACTTATTCCTAAATTTAGATTTTTCAAAACTAAGTAAAAATGCTTCAGCGATTACAGAACCTCCTGCTTATGTCAAAGACGGCGGTTCGCATTTTGTACTTGACTTTAGCGATCCGTCAGCAAACGGCGTAGATAGAAGCGTATATATTCCAGCTGTAGGACGGTTAGAAAAAGGCGCTACTTATATCGCAACTGTGCCTATAATGATTAGTGATGATTTCTCCACAGATTACGGCGCTTCGCCTATCTATCCGTATTGTGTATCAGCTAATAACGTTGTGACACGTGTCACTTATCTATATCCAGATAATAGTTGCAGGGGAAAATGGGGGTTCATTAAAAAGACATTTACTGTACCTGCAAACGTGTCAGACGGAGAATTTACTTATTTTCAGGTTTACTCGACTAAAGGACAAGTCGGTAAACTTTACATTGGTTATGATATTAAGATTGAGAAAGTAACGTCAACAAGTGATACGGCAACTCCGTACCAGCCCAACCTACTCGTTGAGCCGTACTATTTGAGCAAGACGGCATTGGGTAAGAATATACGAAGAACAGACGTAGGAAATTCTTTGCCACGTACTACTACAGAATATCAATGTTATGTAGGTAATATAGAAGGCTACTATGAAGCAAACCAAGACTATGTAATCACAATGAAAGCCACTAAACCAGCCACACAGACTTTTGGATTGTATTTGCTAGCTGGGTCTCAACACGCTGGTAACCTAATGCCTGTTGAAGGGTTAACAGATACTTGGCAACTAAATTTTAGACCAACAAAAGAAATGATAGACGCTGGTGTTAGAAATCAAATAAATATATTTCAAGTGCCCCAATCAACAAAAGGTGAAGTCAATATAGAATGGATAAAACTAGAAAAAGGTGACACCCGAACCCCGAATATTGAGCAATATAAATACCGAGGAATCGGTATGCGAGACTCAAACAACCCAAAAGATTATGTATGGGATCTAGCACCAGAATATGTCGAAGACAATCTTGCTACAGATGTTAAAATTTCTGAAATCACAGGCAAAGCAAACAATTATACCGATGGGAAAGTATCGGAGATTAATTCGCAGTTGACAGCTTCAATTAATGAAGTTGATAAAAAAGTAACTGCCAATACTTCTAAGATAGCCACTAACATAACTAACATTAAAACTATTAGTGATGCAATGCCACTATACGCTATTTACAGTGAAGGTAGAGACTTAACAGATTCACCAGATGGGACAAAAATACCTATAGGGGCTCTTGTAGCTACGGACTTTGCTCACACAGCTAGTGATTTACCATATACGATAAGTAGTGATGGGATTACCTTAACCGCAACTAGAAACTGTGTTTTATTTTTCGAAGGTTCTGTAAAATTGCATGGAAATAATACGTTCAAATTTGCTTATGTAAAAATTAGAAAAAATGGAAGTGATACTAACTTTGCTAATGTAGGTAGTAGTGCCAATTTAAACTATATGACATCTCAAGCTGGTCAGTACGTTCACACTTTAGTCGCAGGAGATAAAGTAGAATTTACTTTAGGGATAGATGCCGCAGCAAAAATGTTCCATCTACAACTATTATCCTTAAAAATATCAGAAGTAAAACCTGTATAAAATACTAATTTTGCTACCAACACGCTCAAAGGAGGGTGTTTTTATTGTGCAATGAAAGGGGTGAGTGATGAAGCATGGATAAATTGTTGGAGTCGTTGCTTTCAAATCCTGAACAAATAAGTTTTGCAGTATTGTTTGTCGGCTTACTTGTTTGGGTAATGAAACAGAACAATACAAGAGAAGAACGGTATCAAGATACTATCGACAAATTAACGAACGCTTTGGGTGATGTAGAGACAATCAAGAGTACCGTAGAGAAGATTCACGAGAAATTACAATAGGAGAAAGAAATGGACTAAACTGAACATTCAGATATAGAAAATCATTTGATGGATAAGTGCTACTTGATTTGAAAAATAGTACAAATTATTTGTTGGAATATATATTCTGTATGCTTTAATTTGACGCTGCCAAATAATAAATTTATGTTATACTAAGTTATATTTTGAAATAAAGAGGAGCTAATTGTTTGGTATGATTAAAAAAATTAAGAGCGACAGACATTTATTTATTGTTTTATTTTGTATTTTTGTATTTATGCTTATTTTGAATAGTATGTCCCCTTTGGTACACGACGATTATTCTTATTTTGTAAAAACCTCAAGTATAAAAACAATTTTATCTGACGAATATCAACAATATATGACATGGACTGGTAGATCAGTAGTCCACGTTATTTTTCGCTTTTTTACTAAACTACCAAAAATATATTTTAATATATATAATTCTTGCATGTTTTCTATATTGGTTTATCAAATTATTATGTTTTCTTCCATAATAAAAGATCGGGCTACTAAAAATGTTTATCTAAAAGGGTTTATCATATTTTCATTAATGTGGATATTTACTCCAGCTTTCAATAATGTTTACTTGTGGATGGCTGGTTCTGTGAATTATCTCACTGCAATGGTTATTATGTTATCTTTTATTCTGGTTTATCATCGATATATAACAGAATCTAAAGAACAAAATAATAGTTTTTTTAAGACAATAGGGATGCTTCTTTTGGGAATAATAGCTGGTTGGTGTAATGAAAATACCTCTGGAGGCACATTGTTCATTGTTGTAGCATATACTGCTCTTTCGTATTTTTATAAGAATAAAAAAATAGAAAAATGGATGATTGCTGGTATTGTTGGAAATATTGTAGGTTTTCTTTTTATGGTAATGGCACCTGGCAACGACATCAGGGCTACTTATTTTGATAGAAGTAATCTTTCAATCTTTTGGAAAATTCTTGATGCAATACCTGCAATCAGTCGTGCATTACAGGAAAATGCAATGTTTCCTCTAACGATAGCATTAGCTTTGATTGTTTTATCATACTTAAATAGTAGTTTAACAATTAGTAATATTTTAAGTTCATTGTTTTTCGTTGGTGGCATATTGACAATAGGAGTTCTTACTATTTCTCCAACCGCGTTATCTTGGTCTAGGTCTTATTTTGGGGGGATTATTTTTATTTTCATATCTATAGTAATTAGTCTTTTTGAATTGCTAACAAATTTTGATAAAATCAATAAAGTTGTTTTTTCTATGATCTTCAGTTATTTAATGATTAGTTTTTTATTACTTTTTTTCAATGGAACTGCTGACATATATAAAAACTATGTAAGTTACAATAATCAAAATGAATCTATTAAAAGGCAAATTAAGAATGGTGAAATGGATATAGTTGTTCCACCATTAAATTACAAGCCACAAACTATTTATCCAGTTTACAATGGTAATGATATTACTTCAGATAAAAATAATGAGAGAAATAGAAGTGTTGCTGCATATTGGGGAGTGGACTCTATTAGGGTAGAAGAAAAAGAAAAATAGCAAAATCAAATATTTTTATTTTCATAATATATTAATGTTTAGACACGATTTATATCGTGTCTTTTTGTTTAAGTATAATTTAGTTTTTGATAAAAAAACTAATAATTAAAGGAGTAGATGATCAATGAAAAAGAAAATTACTATTACTGCGATGAGCCTATTAATGGCTCTTTTTTTATTGCCAATTAATGGATTTGCCTATACGATCAACAATGAATTTAATTTAGGTGTAAATGAAGGTAGCTCACAAGTAGCAAATAATCAGTATATTTTACTGCATGAAACGGCTAATGAAACAGCAACAGGACGCAATGAAGCGCAGTATATGCAACGTTCATGGACTAGTGCTTACACTGCTTACATTGTGGGAGACGGCGGAATTGTTTATCAAGTCGGGCAACCTGGTTATGTACAGTACGGTGCTGGTTCGTATGCTAATGCCAACAGTCCTGTGCAGATTGAGTTACAACACACACATGATAAAGCAACGTTTGAGAAAAACTACAAGGCATACGTTGAATTGGCTAGAGATTCAGCAATAAAATATGGTATTCCATTAACATTGGACACGCCTTATAACCAACCAGGAATCAAATCGCATTTATGGGTAACACAAAATATTTGGGGTGATCATACAGATCCGTATGGATACTTATCAGAAATGGGTATAAGTAAGGAAAAACTGGCTTACGATTTAGCTCATGGTTTTACAGATAAAAATCCAACGACTTCAGATGATAAACCAGTCATTGATCCAACTAGAGCAGGTGCTGCAAATTCTACGCTGACAGATGGAACAAATTACGCCCACATTGATCAGTTCGGAGAAATCGAAAACGCAAACTTGCATGTAGCTGGATGGCACATTGCTAACTATAAATACGAGTATACTTTTATTATGGATTACAATACTGGAAAAGAATTAGCTCGAGTAAGAGCTGATGGAATTTATAGATCAGATGTAAACCAAGCTTATAATACTTCTGGAAATGTTGGTTATCATGTATCTTTCAATATGCGTAATTTTCCTAATAAGAAAGTCTATGTAATGATGCGGGCAACGAATGATCCAGAAGGGAACACTAAAGGCGGAGCACAAGATTTTCATGATAAACGCTGGTATTTAAATATTCCGCAACGATAAAAATAGCTCCTCGTTGAGGAGCATTACATAACTATATTGACAACTATAAAAATTATTCGATAAAATAGTGATGTTGTCGCATATCTTCACTATCACTCATAAATAGTCACACTCCAAGATATGCGATAACAGGTTTGTTGCCACGCATTCTACTGGTTGATTGTTTATGGCTTTATGTGGCAACAACCACTACCCTTAGCTCAGTTGGTTAGAGCAGACGGCTCATAACCGTCCGGTCGTAGGTTCGAGTCCTACAGGGTACATTAATGTAGCCATTTGAATCGTTCTGTGTTAGAATTTTTTGAAGAGTATTATACAAGCTAAAGCTTTTCTCCATTGCCACTCAAATGAGTGGCTTTTTTATGTATCCTTTTATGGATTAATGAAAGGATGTTTCACATAGTTATACTTCTGTATATTTGAAAAGTTTTACTTTGATTTTTAAATGGAAAGACATTTGGGTTATATTGTGAGATAATAATAAAGAAGAGTTTAAAGCGTTCCCCAAAAACCACTCCCCCATAAGTGTGTTACGCTTTAAACTCTTTTATATTTGAAGCCATTAAAAAGCATACCATATTTTTGAAAAAAAGTGAGAAAAAAGGCTTATAATTGGAGTGATAGTTAATTAGTGACTTATTTTTGATTTTATAGCACTGATACTATAAAATATAGATATCATCATATTACACAATCTTAATACTAACTTAAAAAATATCTCCTTTCATAAGTATGGTGATAAAATCCGTTCCGGGCTACCTTTTTAGGTAGCCTACTTTAATCTTTATATTTTTCAGGATCAACAAAAGTATACTTTACATAGTCAAATCGTTTATGTTTTGCTCTAACATCTGGAACATTTGTCACTACATCAAATAAAAAATAGGCATCTAGGTTCATTCTGGTTTTTGCTGCCGGAATTTTAAAGTAGTTCTTATTAGAATAGTAGAGATTGATTAATAAGCTTTCTTCGATTGCTAAAAAGAAAACTTCTGAATCCCATACTTTATAAAAATCTTTGATAAATCTATTCGAAGGATCAAATTTAAACCATAATTGTGTCTTTCCTTCTATTAAAATATCTTGGTTATACGCATCTTCTTTGAAATTTAAGGTAATTGATATGTATCCCGACCAAATATTAGGGTTGTTAGAAATTAAAGATCCTAGTCCTAGTGATAATAAAATACCAGATAATTATACAGCGCAACAGTATATTGAAGATATTTACAATGTTAGATCTGAAATACAAAGAGTTCTAGATAGAATTGAAAATGAAATTGGTAAGATAATGATGGAAATGGAAAGATCGTGATAAAGTTTTTGTTACTATTTTTAATAATGCAGCAAAAAAATATTGCCACCATTTTGCCACCGATGACTGAGGTTTTCTCAGGTGTTTTGAAATGATCTAAAGATAGAAGAGATTATTTAGTTCCTTTATAACCTTTAATACTAGAAGCTTAGAGACTATCTTAGATTAATAGAGAATAGTACAGTTAGATTATTGCGAAAAGAAGCCTTCATGGCCGTTCTGAAGATGGATGAGGATGAACCGAAGAAATAGCACTTTTGAAGAGGAAATCCTATTAAATCAATCTTTTCATGTGGCAGAAAAAGTGTGATTTAGCCGTTAAAAAAAGTTTAAACTGTCATACGGTTGTCACAAAATAAAAAAATTGTCAAAAATGGAATATTTTTCCTTGAAGGTTTTTAACCGTCAGCGTAGGATGAAAGCATCTCATAAGGAGGTGCTTTTTTCATGTCTGAAAATATAAGTGGTGATTTACTTAAATTTTTAAGGAAGGAACGGAAGCTATCTCAAAAGAAGTTGGCTGATTTAGCAGGTGTATCACAAAGTGCTTTAGTAAAGTATGAAAAGGGTACAAGAAAAATCTCGAAGGATATTGATACTGTTTTAAGTGAGATTTTCAATGTAGATACACTTTTGGGTGATCAAACTGACTTAGTTACAACTACAGTAAATCAATTGTTGTCTTTCAAAGAAAAGAACAGTTTAACAAGTAAGAAGTTAGCGCAAAAGCTTGGAATTGATGCACCTTTGATGAGTCGTATATTGAGCGGTAGTCGAAAGCCATCGAAGGATGTACAGCAAAAAATTGCTGTACTCCTCTCTAACGATGGTAAAGAGATTTTGATGGATATAAAGCAAGATGATGGTTCGTTTAAATTTCCCATCGTCGATAAAATAGCGATGGGAAAACGAATTCAAGAAATTAGAAAAATTCGAGGTGAGACACTGGAAAAATTTGGTAAGAATTTTTCTCGACCAGTAGGTAAGAATGTTGTGAATAGATGGGAAAAGGGTACGAACATTCCTGATATTGAAAGATTGATGAATTTAGCTAACTTGGGTAAAGTGACGGTCCCTTATATTTTATATGGAGATACTTTTAGTAAGATGTTGAAAAGTGGATATAAGATTAACCAATTTGAAAAGATGGATCCGTTTCGAATGGGACTAAGACTCAGGAAAATTCGAAGGGATTATCGTATAGAAAGAGAAGACTTTGGAAAGTTTTTTTCACCGCCTATTACAAAATGGTCGATGGACAGATACGAGAATGGAAAAGATATTCCGAATACCAATCGCATCATTCAGTATGCCTATATAGGGAAAGTGTCTTTGGAGTTTTTGATATATGGTGCTAAGTAGTTTTAAAAAGAATAGATTACTTGAATTTGAGATATTTAAAAAAATATTTTAAAAGCAATTTTGAGGATAATCATCTTTTATTATGGAATGGTGGTAAAATAATAGTGAATTCCAATTTTGGAGGGAACTATTATGACAATTTCAAAGGTAAAAGCTCTTAGATCTGTTCTTTCAGAGAAAAGAACGACATTCTTATTTGGAGCAGGAGCTTCGGTACCATTTTTTTCTAGCTTGGGAAAGATTGAGGAATATATGACTAGCAAAGATATAACTGAAGAAGGTAAGAGACTAGTTATGTTTATTTTTTATTATATAGCGATCAAAGATAATTCAAAATTGGTTGAGTATATAAAAAAAGGTGAATCGGAAAACTATTTGGATTCTGGATATTCTGTGATGAATCAATATTCAAGATTTGTTTTTAATTGCGTGGAGTTCCTAAAACTAAGAAATAGTCGTGTTTCGCCAAGAAGAACTAATATATTTACTACGAATTATGATTTGTTTCTTGAAATAGCTGTCGAAAAAAATATAGAATCGAATCCCAAAATTTTCTTTAATGACGGGACGAACGGTTATATGAAAAGATATCTTAGCACTGAAAATTTTAATAAGACAATGTTGTATGCTGGGGCATTTGATAACTATGCAAACGAATTACCAACTATTAATTTGGTGAAATGTCATGGATCTGTAAGTTGGCTGAATGAGCAAAATTTTATCGGGAGAGATAGAGTGCTTGTTGACAATAGCCTTTTCGGCACTATTAAAACTGCTGAAGAAGCAGAAAAAGTTTGGTCAGAACTCCAAAATGATATAGTTAATGATACAAAATTTCAAATGTCATTTACCATGGAGATATTGAAAAATGTCATACTAGGTAAACTTGTTGATGGATTTGCTGTTAGCCCTTCTGAAGTAATCAATTATTTTGGTAATAAGTATTATATTAAATTACAAAATATAAGTGAAATAATTAGTGAAATACAGATTGTCTTGCCCACAAAAAGAAAATTTCAGTCTACCTTAATTGAAGAGCAGTATTTCAATATGCTTAGATTCCTGTCTTACGAGCTTGAGAAGGAACAATCGGTTTTAATAGCATTTGGTTTTTCATTTTTAGATGAGCATATAACAGATATTGTTCAAAGATCTTTAAATAATCCAAATTTATTGGTATTCATTTTCTGTTATAAAGATGGTACTAAAGGTGAAATAATAAATCAATTTAGCTTTGGAGCCAATGCAGTCCCATCCAATATTGTGTTTATAACACCTTCAGATTTTATTATGGAACAAACTGAAATCGAAGAAGAGACTCCCCTTCTGTTAGAAACAAATCAGATTAGATCAGATGATAGTACTATTGTCACTTATTCTGAGGAAGTATCAGTTTACGATAATAAAGATGCGGTTATAGATTTTGAAGCTTTTAACAGGATTATCGAAGGAAATCTTTCTGAAAAGTATATTGATAGTCAATATACGGAGGTAGAAGATGATGACGAATAATTCTAATATAGAGGTTGCTATAGTTGCTGAAGTTAACGGAATCAGATGCAAAGCTGTCACTTTTGATGATATGAACCAAGCGACATATATTAATAATGGTGAAGTGATAAAAAACTTAAGTGTAAATAGTTTTGTGGTTATTCGTCAAAACTTTATTAAAATAATAGGCAGAGTCAATTCTGAATCAATTTGGGATACTCAAAATAATAAGCAGAATTATCAGTTGGATAATAGATTCAGTAAGAATACCATCAAAAGAATTCTTGATATCCAAATTATTGGATATATTTCAGAAGGCTGCTTCACTACTGGTACAACATATATTCCAATGATTGGGAATATTTGTTCAATCCCGACATCTAAAGAGACACAAACTATCTATGTAAATAGCTTCGATCATTTTAATGGAGATCAAACAATTAAAATCGGGAAAAGCTTAAATGAACAAATTGAGGTTAACTTACCAATAAGGTCTTTTTTTGCATCACATATTGGTATTTTTGGAAATACTGGTAGTGGCAAGTCAAATACACTTCATAAATTGTACTTTGAGCTATTTAAACAACCATTCCCATTGCTAAGAGAGAAAAGTAGATTTGTTGTCATAGACTTTAACGGTGAATACGTACATGATAACTCATTTGGTGTACCTAAGAGCGAAAAAAATATATATGAATTATCTACTAGAACCGTTTCAGATAAAAGGTTACAGATTAAAAGGGATATCTTTTTTAGTTCTGAAATCTTGTCTATTCTTTTTTCAGCGACTCAACAAACTCAAAAACCTTTTTTGGAACGTGTTCTTAAAGGGATAAATAAGTTTGGTTTTGGTGAAGAGTCCCTTCAAAAGTGGATAAGTTCTTTACTTAGAGAAATATTTACGACTTTTCCCAACAAGGATTTAAAAAATAGATTTGTTAATATTTTGGATGAATTTTATGATTTCAATGGAATCTTGGAGCCAATAAAACAAGCGTTGGTGTATACTAGCGAAAATTCTGCAAAATTCATTGTAAGTAATATTTATTTTGATGGAAATTGGGAGCTCAGACACATTCAAGCGGTTAATCTTGTTCAAATTGAAACTATGATTTTGAAAAGTAAATTGGATATATTCAAAGAGTTTGAACTTAGATGCAAATTACAATTAGTTAAAGACTTGCTATATCGAAATGTCATATCGGATCATATAGACCCGCTTCTAAAACGAATTGATAGCCGTATTGAAGATTTCCAAAAGTATATAGAGATAGTAGGACAGATCGACAATGTCAAATTTCTTGAGATAATTTCTTTGCGTGATTTGAATCAAGAAGCTAAACAAATTGTAGCGATGTTAACTTCAAAAATGTATTTTGATGAGCAGAAGATGAGTAAAGATAAGGTTAGTTTCCATCTTATTATCGATGAAGCACATAACATTTTGTCTGATCAATCAAGAAATGATAATTCATCATGGAAAGATTATAGACTTTCCACTTTTGAGGAAATTATTAAGGAAGGTCGAAAATTTGGATTTTTTCTTACTTTATCGAGTCAAAGACCAGCAGATATCTCACCCACACTTCTCTCACAAGTTCATAATTTCTTTCTACACAAGCTTGTGAATGAGCGAGATCTTCAAATAATTGATAATTCCTTATCAACTCTAGATAGAGTTTCTAAATCAATGCTTCCAGGGCTGTCACAAGGCATCTGTATTATCACTGGTACAGCTTTGTCCTTACCAATGATTGTGAATGTTGACTTTATAAATAATAAAACCTTACGTCCACAAAGTGATACTGTGGATTTGGTAGAAGCTTGGACAAATGAATAACAGAAATATTTACAGCAAGATCTTCAAAAATTTGGAGGTCTTTTTTTATGCTCAAAATGAAAGGAGAGCTTTATGAATAAATGTAAGATAGAAAAATCATGTTGCTTCATACTGACGATGGATATAAAACAAGATAATGTTTCATTTAAAACACCCGTTATCGATAAAATAGCGATGGGAAAACGAATCCAAGAAATTCGAAAAAAACGAGGTGAGACGTTAGAAAATCTTGGTAAGAACTTTACTCGACCAGCAGGTAAGAATGTTGTGAATAGATGGGAAAAGGGTACAAATATTCCTGATATTGAAAGATTACTGAATGTTGTTTGTCTAGGGAAAGTGACGGTTCCCTATATTTTGTATGGAGATACTTTTAGCAAGATATTGAAAAGTGGAAATAAGATTAACCAATTTGAAAAGTTGGGTCCGTTCCGAATGGGACTAAGATTCAGGAAAATTCGAAGGGATTATCGTTTGGAAAGAGAAGACTTTGGAAAGCTTTTTTCACCACCTGTTACGAAATGGTCGATGGATAGATATGAGAATGGAAAAGATATTCCGAATACCAATCGCATCATTCAGTATGCCTATATAGGGAAAGTGTCTTTGGAGTTTTTGATATATGGTGCTAATTAGTTTTTAAGAAGAATAGTTTACTTTAGTTTGGGCCATTCAATAATTGAATGGCTCTTTTATCTGTTCTTACTTTTATGTAATATAATAGAATAGAGAACGCTTTCTCGAGGGGGAGGTGAGAGAGATGGGAAAATATACGGATGATGAAATTCGTTCTATGTCAAAAGTAACTATTAAGATTGCTGCTGATTATTTAGGAATTTCATCAAATATGTTAACTGTGGGAATGAGGAATAATCTGTTGCCAATTGGATTTGCAATAAAATCTGATGATAGCTATCGTTCTAGTTGGTCATATTCAATTGTACCCGAACGGTTGATTGCATATAACCATGGAAAGATAAACAATATTCAAGTAGAGAATATTGAAAATGGGATAAATAAGATTATTGAACAATTTGAAGGGATTAAAAATGATTTGGTTTTTCTATTAAGCGAAAGCGAAGAATTGGAGGAATAGAAAATTTCAGAGCGATAATAAAAGAGGTTAATCCAAAACTTGCTGAAATTATCCTTCCCGAAATACGAGAAGAAAGTAATAATTCTGATGTTTTCGCAATAGAAGATAGAACAAAGATAAAACTAGATGAGTCAAGTAAATTGGGTGTAAAGAGGTTGATTACTTTGGAAAATGTTATCAAACATACTACAACAAGAAAAGAATTATATGATGAGGTATGGGATATTTCTGCTGCTGCGACTGCAAGAAAATATGATGTTCCTTATCAACAATTTCTTGCTCAATTAAAAGAAGCAGATATCCCAACCCCACCTTCTGGATATTGGGCTAAGCTAAGTAGTGGTAAAGAAGTGACCGTGCTTGAATTAACAGGAGAGTTCAATAAAAAAATTGAGTTGTATGAGAAAACCAAAAATATTTCTTACGCACAGAAAAAAATGGATATTGAAACAACTGAAAAAGTAGAAAAAGAGGCAAATAAAAAATTAGAAGAAGTTGCTAATTTTCCAGATTCAATTGAAATGGGGAATACCAAATATAACTATTATGATCGTGAAGGACTATATAAAGAAGTTTGGTCAGACCCAGTAACTGAAGTAGCAAAAAAATATCACGTATCTGATAATGCAATCCGAAAAGTATGTAAATCGTTGAATATACCTACGCCACCAGCTGGATATTGGGCAAAAGTTAGAACAGGATCTAAAATAAAAAGACCTCCTCTACCTAAAGGGAATTATCCAAAAGGCAAGCATGGACTTCGGAATAGTAAATGGATTGAACCAGAAAAACAACTTGATATCGAGGAAAAATTGAGTTTTTTAGACGAAGAAACTTTGGCTGCAATTCTTTCTATAGCAGACCAGATATCGTTATCTGATGAGAATCAAAAGTTTAGTTCTACTGTGTTGAAGCAAAAAAAAAGTATTATTAAATGGCAGAAAGAATATCAAAAAAATCTAGCGAAAGGGTGGGGCAAGCATAATCTTGAGGACCCACCAATGAATGCGGATAATTTATCTGGAGAAGGGGTACAAAGAAGAAGTAGAATTCTTGATTCCATAATTAGAGCGATTGAACCTTATGGTTGTCAATTATTGCCAAATAAGGAAGTTTTTCTAATTAATGATGAAATCGTTTCATTTACTTTTTCTGAAGCTAAGGATAAAATCCCTCACGTTTTAACGAAAAAAGAAAATATGGAAATGTTGAAATATCAGGAAGATAAGAAACGTGGTGGATATGCTTATGAACCGAGAGTAAGAAAATATGACTATCCTTTTAACGGTAAGTTAAGTCTGAGATTATGTAATAATCGCATTTTCAGGGATAGTAAAAGCAATCAGTTAGAAGAAAGACTAGGAGAAGTCTTAGTTGCTCTATACGAAGCATCTGAATCAGTCAGAGTAGAGCGACTGGCTCTTGAGGAAGCTGAAAGAAAGAGGGAAGAAGAAAGAATCCTTAAAAAAAAGAAAATTGATCGATACAATGAAGAAGTTAAACAAACATTATTTTTGTTAAATGAAGCAGTTGATTTTGAGAAAGCTGAACGAATCCGTAAGTATGTCGAGGCAGCAATGAAATCAGAGAATAGGATCAAATACTCTGATGAATGGATTGAGTGGGCTAAGAAAAAAGCTGATTGGTTCGATCCTACTGTTGCTGTATCAGATGAATTTTTTGGAGAAAGAGAGCATTTTAAAAATGAAGAAGCAAAAATAATTAAAGAAAAAAGTAGTTTTTGGTATTAATTATTTTATATGACTTTAACTGAATAGCATTATCTAGAAGATGTTCGAATTATCGAATGTCTTTTTTTATTTTTTCAAATTGAAAGGAGATTTATCTTATGAAACCCCAAAGATCTAAGAATTGGCGTTTGCTCGTCACACTTGGACTGTTATGCCAAACAATTGGTAGACCAATTGGGCCAACGATTGCCTTTGCAGAAGAAATCACTCATCCACAAACGGTGACAGTTGAATTGGATTTGGCTCACCAGTACGCCGTTGAAGGTACGTTTAGTGATGGTCGACTGATGTCTGAAGTTACCGTTCCTCACTATGCTGTCTATAATGGAAAGAAACAGGATATATTTTGTATTGAACCAGGCGTTCCGATCGATAATGAATTTACACCTGGATATGAAAAGAATCCATTGTCTAATATGTCAGAAAAAGCCAAATTAGTTTCTGTATTATGGAAGAAAGCTGGTAATGATGTTGATACACACATTATTGCTCAAAAAATGATTTGGCAAGAATTTAATGGTTACACGCTGCACTCAATTAAACGCTCGGATGGTAGTTCAGTCAACGTTGGGGCAATTGAAACAAAAATAAATCAAGCAATCGCTGATTATCAGAAGAAACCTAGCTTTCATAATGCCACAGTGAAAGCAGTGTTAGGTCAATCGACTACTGTGATGGATACGAATAATCTGAACTTGTCAGAGTTTGATGAGGTTGTCGAAAATACCGCAAACATTGATTATCATGTGAACGGCAATCAATTAGTGATCACACCAAATGGAAACTCCAAATCAGGATTACTGACATTGAAAAAATCGGTTGGAACCGGAACACCGGTGGCTTATAAAAAAGCGGGACAACAAACTTTAATGGCCGGGGCGATTGATAAACCGAACACCTACACGATCAAAATTGATGTAAAAACGGAGGGTTCTTTAAAGATCAAAAAGATTGATAAAGAATCAGGGGATATTGTACCAGGAACGGTTTTTCATTTAGATTTTGGAAAAGTGTTACCTGCAAAAAATGTAACTACCGATAAAGAAGGAATTGCTACCTTAGATGGGATTCCTTACGGTACAAAGGTAACTATTACTGAAAAATCAGTGCCGGCGCCTTATACGATTGATACTACACCCATGACTGCTACGATTAAAGCAGGTGAGACCATTTCCGTGACTTCAAAAAATATGCGAGAAAAAGGTCAAATTATTCTGGATAAAAGTGGAGTTGAAACAGGTACTGACCTTTGGAACGACAATTACTCTTTAGCTGGCAATACGTTTGCCATTCGTAAAGACAGCCCAACTGGTGAAATCGTTCAAGAAATGACCACGGATGAAAAAGGTCATGCGGAAACACCAAAAGAAATTGCCAATGCGTTGGAATTGGGGACTTATTATGTGACAGAAACCAAAGCTAGTAATGGCTTTGTGAATACCTTTAAACCAGTAAAAGTCGAATTGAAGTATGCCAATCAAACGGTGGCTCTTGTTACTAGCAATGTAAAAGGGCAAAATAAAGAAATCACTGGGGAAATCATTTTGACAAAAGAAGACAAAGATATCGGTAATGAAACTCAAGGGAAAGCTGAGTTTAAAGGAGCTGAATATACTCTCTTTACTGCTAAAGATGGTCAAGCTGTTAAATGGAGTGAAGCTTTTAAACCAGAATTAGTGAAGGGAACGAAAGCTTCTGATGAAACAGTGACTTTGGCTTTAGATGAAAAGAACCAAGTTGCCGTTAAACACCTAGCGATTAACGAGTATTACTGGCAAGAAACCAAAGCACCTGAAGGATATACCTTGGATGAAACGAAGTATCCTGTATCTATCAAAAAAGTTGATGATAACGAAAAAAATTCCGTAATTACTCGAGATGTTACAGCAAAAGAACAAGTGATTCGCTTTGGTTTTGATTTCTTTAAATTTGCTGGATCAGCTGCGGGAACTGCTGAAACTGGTTTTAACGACTTAACGTTTAAAGTATCGCCATTAGAAGGGACCAATGAAATCACAGGTGCCAAAAATGAAGCGACCACTGCTTATAATGAGCAATTAGGTTTTGATGGTTATGGTAAGTTTGAAAATCTGCCTTATGGGGATTATTTACTTGAAGAAGTAGAGGCTCCAGAAGGATTTCAAAAGATTACGCCATTGGAAATTCATTCTACCTTTAAAGAAAATAAAGAGGATTACACCAATAGTGAATATGTTTTTACTATTACCGAAAAAGGCCAAAAACGACCAATTAAAACGGTGAACGTTCCTTACGAGAAACTGACGAACAAAGCGTTTTCTGTTAGTTTGAACCGTTTGATGCTCTATGATTTACCTGAGGAAGAAGATAGTTTAACTTCCCTTGCGACTTGGAAAGACGGAGACAAAGAATTAACCACTCTTGATTCTACCGATCTAATTGATAAATTGAGTTACAATCTGAATAAGAACAAAGAAGATTGGTATGTCGTAGCCCAAGCCATTGATGTGGCGGCGACAAAAGCTGCTCAAGAAAAAGATGAAAAAGCAAAACCAGTCGTGATTGCCTAAACAACCGCCACTTTGGCGAATAAAGAGAAAACAGGAACTTGGAAAATTCTGCATAAATTAACCGCAGAACAAGTCTTGGATAAAACCATCGTCTTATTCAACTATGTGTATGAAAACAAGAAAGCTTTTGAAGCAGGGGATGACCCAGTAGCGAAAGATGCTAGTTTGAATAATCAAGCGCAAACTGTAAATTGTGGGGTGGAACGTCATGTTTCTATTCAAACAAAGGCTCACTTAGAAGACGGTTCTCAAATTTTTACTCATGGTGATGTGGTGGATGTGTTTGATGATGTGTCCATTACACATGATGTATTGGACGGCTCAAAAGAAGCTTTTGAAACAATTCTGTATGCTTTAATACCGGATGGTACGAACAAAGAAATTTGGAATTCCGGCAAGATTGAGTATGAAGTGAATGACAAAGAATTTACCAAAACCGTACTTGCGGAAAAATTGGACACCAGTAAATATCCAGAAGGTACAAGTTTTACTTTCAAAGAAATTAACTATGACAAAGATGGGAATATGAATGGAAAACACAATGAAGATTTGAAAGAAAAATCCCAAACTTTAACACCAAAAGAAGTGCCAACCACACCAAGGACACCGGAACAACCGGAAACGCCAACTGCCTCTCAAGAATCTAGTCCTACAGTGAAGACATTCCCTCAAACCGGGGAGAAAAATTCCAATGTGTTACTGTTTATTGGCTTTACTTTAATCTTTGCGACGGCTGGTTATTATTTCTGGAATCGGCGGAACTAAGGTGATGGGATGAAACAAGTAAATAGGAAGAACCAACGTGCGCGACCGCCTCCTAAAAAAGTGGTCGCGCTAGTTTTGTATCCAAAACTAAAAATGAAAAGAGGAAAAGAATATGGAATTGAAATTTGTCGTGCCAGATATGGCCGAAACCTTTGGAAAGTTGAGTTATGCTGGCGAAGGCGAAATTTTAACAGAAGGATATGGACGGAATACCACAGTGATTGGTCGAAGTTATCATTTATACTCCAGTAAGCAACGGGCCGATGATATTGAAGTGGTAGTAGTGGCAGAAGCCGGAGAAAAGGATTTTGACCAAGACCAACCACTAAAAGCCGTGAATCCCCACTTGGTTGCCAAGGGATATGAGATTGAAAACCGCGGATTTACCGATTACGTGTTGTATGTCGATGATTTAGTGAAAGCATAGGAGGAAAAGATGATGAGATTAACAGAAGGTATTGTTGTAGATTCTGGACTAACGTTTGGTAAACTACGGTTTTCCGCATTACGCCGAGAAGTACGCAAACAAAATGAGGATGGAACGGTTAGCAATGAGGTAAAAGAGCGAACTTACAATTTGAAATCCTCAGCGCAAGGTCGAATGATTCAAGTAAGTATCCCGGCAAATGTGCCCTTACGAGAATTTGCCTATGATGCAGAAGTAGAGTTGGTCAATCCAATCGTAGACACGGTTGCCAATTATATTTTCCGCGAAGGAACTACCGTCAATTGGTTTATTAAGGCGGATGATTTAGTTTTGAAACGGCAAACAAGTCAAGGAAATCCTTCGAATCAAAATGAAGGAAAGAAATAGGTGAAGCACATGGAAATCGATGTTTTGCATATTTTAGATTGTCTAGATCAATATGGAAAAGGAGAACTAACCGAAAAGCAACTCGCTAAAGCATTGACCCATGATGAGAAAATATTTCTAATCATGCATCAAGGTTTACAAGAAATAGATAACAATAGCGAAGAAGAGTTTGATGTACTGGATTGGTTAGGAGAAGAAGAATCCTTCTTTATGATTGTGGAAGTAAATGAAAGTCTATGTCGGCAAGCAGAATCTGTCTTAGAAGAAATCGGTGTGGAGATGCCTGACGCCATTGAAAGTTTTTTAAAACAATTGGTTGAAACGAAACAACTCACCGTAGTAGTAAATGACTAGAATAACTTTTTGAAAATTGGCCCAATGAAATCCTATTGGGCTTTTTTGTTTTGAGGTGGAAACCATCAGAATGTACAAAGGGCATCGTATACGCGCAAGGGACCAACACTTGGTTTATCATTTTGTTCTTGGCTGGCTAATCACCTTATTCATCGGTTGGATGGGCATCTTTTATTTTCATGAGCTTAGACATTTAGATATTTCTAAGGTATCACTTTCCAGTATTGAAATTGTTTGGTCCATGAAGGATTTAATCTGTTCCCTTGGAAGTCTCGTTCTTTCAGGAGGCACGATGTTGCTATATATTCACTTTTTTTCTGATCATTGGAGAAGATTGTGGCATCGACAAAAGCTAGCTCGGATGATTCTAGAAAACCATTGGTATGAAGTGAGACAAACGCAGAGTGAAGGTTTTTTCAAAGACCTCAATAGTAGTCGAACCAAAGAGACAATCGGCTACTTCCCCAAAATATATTATCAAATGAAGGAAGGGTTACTTTCCATTCGTGTCCAAATTTCACTTGGAAAATACCAAGAGCAGCTATTAAAGTTGGAAAAGAAGTTAGAGACCGGGCTGTATTGTGAGTTAGTAGAAAAGGAACTCAAAGACTCCTATGTGGAATATACGATGCTTTACGATATGATTGCCAATCGAATCGGGATTGAAGAGGTTGTAGCAGAAAATGGGACTTTGCGACTAATGAAAAATCAAGTGTGGGCATATGATTCCTTGCCCCATCTGCTAATCGCTGGTGGCACTGGTGGTGGGAAGACCTATTTCCTACTCACCATCATTGAGGCCTTGCTGAAATCTGATGCCGAACTATTTGTTCTTGATCCAAAAAATGCGGATCTAGCTGATTTAAGTACGGTAATGCCTCATGTTTATTCCCAAAAAGAAGAAATTTCTGCTTGTGTGGAGGATTTCTATGAACGCATGATTGCTCGTAGTAGAGCGATGAAAGAAATGCCCAACTACAAAACAGGAGAAAATTATGCCTATCTTGGACTTCCGCCAAACTTTTTAATCTTTGATGAATACGTGGCTTATATGGAAATGTTAACGACTAAAGAAAGTGCGGTGATTTTGAATAAGCTCAAACAAATCGTTATGTTAGGTCGGCAATCTGGCTTCTTTTTGATTCTGGCTTGA